GTTGATTTTAGTTGTGCGTAAGTAAAACTCATGAGGTCACCACCGTTACCGCTCCAATTTCACCTGTTCCGAAAACTCCGTCGAACGAAGTACCTATCGGGTCAGCAGTACTTGAAGTTGAACCCCCAATATCTACCCCTAACGGTGTAGTCGTTTGTGGGCCTGTTGTTCTCACAACCCCTAATTGAGCTTGGGGTAATGGTATCTCTGGTCTAGGTTGTCTTAACGCTTCAGGATCAGTCGGATGATTAGGCGGTTCTAACTGCGGGTTCTTAGGTTCGTAACATTCAGAACAAACTTTAAACCCTGTCCATTCCATCCTCATTTTCAAATAGCGAGTTCTAAATCCGCACCTGTCGCAAACTCCGTATGAAAATTTTCCTAATGCGTAAGACATTAGACATAACTACGCTGAGGAACTAAATGAACCGAAGATCGATCCTCATCGTACCGCATTGCGTTAACTAAATTTTGTTCGTAAATCCCGCTTAATAATTGTGCTTTTTCAGGATTCTTTTTTAAAGCTATGTAAAACGCTAAACCCGAAACTAAACAAGGCATAAACCTACTTGGGATATCTACATCATTAACAGCTGCGCTAATGTCTTGAATTCGTTTCCAACGGGAAGAAACTAAAACATCGGTTGAGTTTTCCGGAGCTGGCCAAACGTACAACTTAGGCGTAATTGTTCGCTCAACATAATATTGAGTACATCTAGCCTGAGTGTTTTTATTAGGGATGTTTAAATATTCGTTTCGATCTATTCTGTCGATTTGAAAATCAGTTTGTTGGGAGTTGACGTTTCGTCGAATAATTGCATCTAAAATATCGATGTCGTATTCGTTTAAATCGTAAGAAACTTGTCCCTGAGTTAACGTTAACGAGACTTGTTCAACTTCCCAAAGCTGAATACCACGGTTAGACCAGTCTGCAAACATTATGTTCATAGACCGTCTAGCCGTGACACCATCATAGCCAGTACGATATTCAAGTCCTGCTAGTTCAAACGCCTCTTCAATCGCAGTAGCTGCGTTTAAACTAAAGTTTCTAGTTCCCGAAGTGGCCATATTAGTAGTGCTTCAATAGATTAAGAACGATTACATAAGTATCGTTCGAGGCTGCTCCTAAAGTCGTTAGGTTTATGTCTCCGGTTTTACCACTTCCCGAAGTATTAACCAACCCTCCAAAGTCACTAAAGTCCATATGACCATTAGTTGATTCGGCTAAAGCAATTGCAATAGTGTCTGAAGTAGCATCCCATAACAATTGGACTTGAGTAAATCCTGTTATAGAGTGAGCAATTTTTTCTATAGTGACCCCAGTACAAGCTGTTCCATCCGCTTTCGCACTTAGACTACTTACATCAACCTTCGTAACGGCACTTTCACCGGTGCCGTCCGAAAGGTTAGTAATTTGAATAACTGCACGATGGAGACCGTCGGAGATGGTAGTCGATGAGACTGCATCAGCCATAGTTATTCTCCTAAATTAATTAAGCGTCAGCAAAAGGCGTAACAATCGTTCCGCTTCCGATTAGCAAAGAGTCATGTACTAAGTAAGTTGCACTGTCGATAGCAGTTACTTTAATAACGCTTCCAACAATACCGCCTTTTGTAGAACCGTTTAAAGTAATTACATCGTTAGATGCACCGGGAACAAATGCCTTCTTAGTACTATCGTCAATAGCAACTATTACAGCGCCAACAAATTTGTCAGTACCGTCAGTCAAGATATCAAGATCGGTTGCTGCGGTTTCTACATAAAAGAAAAACGAAGCGCCAATATTGTTTGCTTGATCGGGAGAAGTAGGATCATTAGGAGTGGCTGAAGAAATAGAAGGCAAAGTAAACTTACCATCTGCATCGTTCAACATAATAATTTTACCGGCATGAGCCGCAACGGTTAGGGTTGTGTCCGCAGACAAACTAACGCTGCTATTTACGCCAGCGGTAATAAAACCAGCTAAAGATTTAACGGGTCCAGAAAAAGTGGTTTGAGCCATTATATTCACCTCTTTACGAAAGGATTCGTTTTAGTGTCTTCGTAAACGTCTGCTGGGGCAGTCACTAAAACTTATTATACCCAGAAATAAAAGGGGGGATATACCCCCCTCTCAATTATGCCGCACCGGGGGATCCGAAAATACCACGCCAGTCACTAAAGCCAAAGCTATAGCGTTCTCTCGCCTTATAGCGAACGTTTCCGGTTTCAAAATCACCTTCCATGTTCGTTGATACGGGAGTACGGACAAAGTGCTTCAATCCATTAGGAACGTCAGTTTTCAAGAAGAAAGCATCAGTATCCGTCAAGAAATGATTCACAACGTATCCTTCAGGGATCATTCCCATGTTTCGGATAGCGTTGATATCATTGTCAGCTGTTCCTACACGACCCGGAGTTTGAAGCAGACGATCTGCTACGAACTGGAGAGCGGAAGGAATAATCAGCTTACGAGCTTGAGCATTAATCTTCAGACCGCGCTCATCTTCAAAAGCAGCGATGTCGATTAACGACTGCTCTAATGAAGTTTCGTTAAGGTCTGCAGCAGTTGAAAGCTCGTTTCGCTGCGTTTGGTTAGATACAGTCGGATGGTCAGTAGCGCAAAGCTCCTTACCGTCACCACCTAAGAAGCTACTGCTGAACGCATTGTTCAGAATGTTAGCGCCTTTGATGTTTTTAGTCTGCATCATAGACCGCGCTAGTGCGCGAGTGTAACGAGAAGAAAGGGTATCGTAGAGATTATCTTCGATAGCTTCCTCAGTCAGTGAAAACGCCAACGCAATAGTTTCATGCGAGTAACGTGCAGTATATGACTCTTGTGCAGTGTCATATGTTACATTGCTACCTTCGCTTTTAACTGGTGCTTCACCAAAGCCCGTCAACATTACTTCTTCCTCAAAAGCTCGTTCTGAACTTTCGGTGTCGAAGATATCTTCGTACTCGGCGGCGTATCGATCATATTCCAAGCCAAAGAGAGCGTGAAGGCCGGGAACAAGCTCTTTTACGAGTTGTGCTCTATTAATCGCCATTAGTTACTCTCCCTAGACTGCGAATGTGTTAGTTGGGAACGTAAAGAAGGCTCTTGCAGAAGCACCAATACTATTGCTTGGTGAATCTACGAAACCAACACAAAGAGCAACACCACTACTAGTAGTAGCAGTTACACCCTCTTTTGAACGTCCGTTATTAGTTGAACCCGCTGTAGTGCTAAGGGTGTACTTATTACCGATGAAACTTACAGCAGGAGTTCCTGCAGTAAATTGTGCTTCATAGATAATTGCAGGATCTACATACACATAGGCTTCAGCATCTGCTCCACCTAGAGTTGCGAGATCTGCGGTCCACTGATTAGACCAAGTTGGGGTGCCATCGGTAGCAGTATACTGCACACCGTAAAAAACACCTGCGGGAGTGCTTGTTGCACCGGCCTGATTGACATAGCCCGAAGAAAGCGTTACAACATCACCGCTAAAAATAGCAGTGTTATAGCCACTTGCGATACGCATTTTCTTGGGTCTAATCACCCCACCATACATGTGGGAGGCGGGTGTAAAGCCGTTAGGGGCATCTACGTTTGCCATTTTAAAACCCTCCTAAAGAGTCATGAGAAAAGTTAATCGGCATCGACACGTCGACTACCGAACTCAGTTTTTGAGCTCCTTTGAATGTCTGAATTTCTAATAGGCATTCTAGGATCACTATCTCGCATTAAATCGTTGTCGACCCCGTTAATCTGACTATCGGTTACGTTTTTAAAGTAAGCGTTTCGTTCAGCTACGGTTTCTTCTGGGATCTTAGCGAGGATTAGCCCACCAACTCCAATCACACCCGCGTGTCTACCGTCATCGATCGTCGGTGCATCGAAATCAGGATAATCAGCTGCTTTCACAGGTTCAAATCCTTCCCGAATACGCTTAGACATATTCGCTCGATCATCGTGACCTCTAACTTCTGCACGAACCCACCGGTGTTTGTATCCCGGAGGCGCTTCAGGGGCATCTAGCATTGAAGGCGGTTGCCAAGGTTTTCTGCGAGTTTTAGATTCTCGTGATTCAGCAGATCTGGAGACGCGATCTGTCATTTTATTCTCCTTAGACGTATTTTGCATACTCTTCAAGTGGCACACCAATTCTTTTTGCTATTGCAATTTGTGAGGGTGTGAGACTCACTTTGCGCGCTCCGCGACTTGCTGGACTAGTACCACGACTAGATCCTGCAACTTGTTGCGATTGCGCGGTTTTCGGCTTATCGAACTTATGGGGAAAATTTTCCCTAAGTTGCGCATTTAGTTCTTGATAATACTCATCCGAAGTAGGATCAACTCCGCTTCTTTTTAGCTCATCATCAATAGCTATCGCCGCACTTGTCATAACTCGAT